CTGCTGCCAGTCCCAGAGCGGCCTTAGTTGCGTCGTCCATTGCGCCGGTCGCGAAACCCATCGACTGAGCTTGCTGCATCAGTCCAAGGGTTGTCTGGTCACTGACGCCTGTGAGCTTTTCCAAATCCTTGGCGACCTGCTGCATTCCCGCTGATGCGCCCTGAGCACCTCGAATCGCAAGGGTGGAATTTAGCCGCTTAATTGATTCCGTCTGTGCGTCGTACGCTTCATTTGCCGCCTTCACGCCGCCCACCGCTGCCATTACAGTTTTGACAGCGGCCAGAACGGCCAGCAGTGGAGCCATTGACGCCATCAGGGATGTCGTGGCGGTCTTCAGAGACTTCGTGCCGGCTTCGATTTTGCCGAGTCCTTTTTCAACGGCAGACAGCGCAGGGGCTGCCTGGTTCTTTCCGCCGATTACAAAGTCGATGCCGTTGGTTGCCATTAGTTCCGCCGCTTTGCTTGTTCTTCTTGGACTCGGTTTTCTTCAGACTTCAACAATCCTCGAAGCTCAAACCACCACGCTGATTGATCCAAAAGCCCACCAGCCACAGGCAGATGATGCTCGCATGCCGACACTACTGAAATATCCTGTATCAGTTCTGCCCCGATGTACTTCGATGGGCATTGACTCACCGTGTACCAACCGCCCTCACAGTGCTCGCAGTCCTTGCCATCTCCTCCGCAGATCGGGCATTCAATCTCTGCCGGGAACTTGTCAGAGACAGATTCGCGACACTTTCCGACACACGACTTGCAGAGTTCGCCGCACCTTACGAGGGCAGCGACTCTGACTTTTTTTTATCGTCCGCCGATGGAACTGTGGACGTGACAAGGAAACCAAAAACCTCCATGAGTTCTTCCAGGCTCAGAACGTCGCCGATCGTGTCGCGAGAGAATGGCGTCGGAATGTTTTCCCAGCCTGTCAGGCAAACCGCAGCCGCGTCGATGATGGCATCGAATTGCGATTGCAGGCTTCCGCTTTGCAGCGTGTCCATAAGCCCAATCAGCTTTCTCTGCTGATTGAGCGTCGGGGCTTTTGCGAAGATTTTCGGTTGAGGATTCACGTTTTCATCACACGCCAAAACCATCGTCAGGCGTGCGTTCGGGTCAAGACTTCGAGGCATGTTTCATATCAGTCAAAAGTGATTGTGAGTTCAGTGTCGGCCGCACTGCCTTTGGTGGCCAGCCATGTCAGGTCGTCGGTCATCATGTCGTTTCGATTGCCCTGCTGTTTGTTTTCCAACTGAGCTTTCGGCGCGGCAACCGTAATGCTTGTTCCGGCCACGCCGATCTGCATCGAGAACGCTTGCGGGCTTGACGTCAGCCAGAGGGCGTCACGGTCTTGAGTGGCGACTAGCTCAGACTCAGGGTCTGCAGTAATGACCGGCTGGCGATTCGTGACGATGGCCGAAACGAAACCACTTCGATCAGTTGCGTTCATGCACTCTCGCATGATTACGGAATTCCCTGCATCCACTTCGACGTTAGAGGTACACAACGCGACGCTGTTCCATGTCAAGGCACCGGCCGCGACTCGCAGCGGTAGAGTTGTTGGGTACGTCGGTGCGATCAATGCCGTGTCGGTTTCGTTGGTGCTGTACTTGCCCGTAAATGTGAATTCAATCGATGCCATTTTGCCCGTTGGGGCCATGATTTTGAATGTGCCCATTGCGCCGGACAACAGGGCTCGCTTGCCGTCTTTGTAGTGGCCGATTGTAATCGTCTTGACGTTGGTGCCTGGGCCTTCAGACAGCGGAGAAAAGACACCGGTCGTCTGCACCCATCCGCACGCTGGAAGCAATACGCTCGCCCATGTCGGAACGGTCGTTCCGTCGTAGGCCATGTCCATTGTAACTGTGCAAGTGCCCTGCATTCCTTCCGCAATGCCAGGCAAGTAGTTGAACCCGCCCTGACCTTCGCGCCGAGTAATCGGCACGTTCGGCTGAATCGTAAAATCGCGAGCGTTGAACGCACCTTCCGCACCGGTCAGTGATTCGGCAGTTCCGATTGTGGTTTCGACCTTGGCAGCGAAAACGGCTCGACGGCGTAGCAATGGCATTGTGTGTTCCTATTTCTTCACGAGCCCATTGGCTCGCAGAATATTGAGGTTGATTCGTCGTTCCATTTCCGTCATCAGGCTTTTATTGATGAACTCAACTTCAGCCTTTGACATGTCATTTTTTGCGTAGGCACCGTAGGGAGAAACGCCGTAGAGCTTCACGATTGGGTTTCGATCACCGCCGACTCTCTTGAATACTCCACCATGAAGTTTCGGGGCAAGAACTCCAGGTCGTGGACCCATAAAAGCACTCGTCACCAACTTCCGACCACCTCGTTTATCAATCTTGTATGACACTCCACGACTGTTCTGCCGAGCTGCGAAGTGCTGCAACCCCGCCCGTGTTTGCTTGTCGATTGAAACGACACCGACCGGCGTTTCGGCTGTCGCTGTCCTTTTGATCTTGATTGGCTTTTCTGCGTCCGCTTTTTTCAGGTTGATCGTCTGCCTGATCCGCCGCCCGATGCTGATTCGAGTTTTCTTCGACACTGAATTTACCGCTGCCGCCAGTTCCCGAGGAAGATTCTTGCGAGCCTTTCCCACGGCTTCTCTTAGCCGCTTCAGTTGCTTTGCGTCGACTTCAATTCCGATCATGCCCGCACCGTATATGGGTCACCTTCTGTAATTCGGAAAGTGACGGCCAGTGGAACCGCGATTCCGTCATAACTGCCATCTGACACGACAGTCTGCTGTGCTCCGAGATCCGCATTGATTGCGAGATCCCCGAAGGTGTGCCATGTTGCTGCGTCGTTCACGATGGCTTTGTGAATCTCCGCCTCCATCACGTCTTCGTAAACCTCGACTGGCGTCGTGTCTTTTTCGCTTGGGGCGATGTGGACGCGAATTGAAAACGTCTGCTGAAACGCAACTGCCGGTGGATTACCGGGACAGTCAAGTTCCGTTACTCTGGAGACTTCCCCGCGAGTCAAAACAATCAACCCGTGTTGCGGCGTGTATGTCGCCAGCTTTGTTGGCCTGACAACATTCGCGAACGAATACGCCCCAGCACTGCCGGACACCAAGGCCTGTAGCCGCGCAAAGATCTCATCCGAGATTCGCGAGACGACAGGCGTTTGGAATGTTACCGACATATCAACACCAGCATTCCAGAGTCATGCTCAGACAACAATTGCACTGATCGCTTCGTCGGTGTTTCTCCGATCCTCACGGCCAGCTTGATTTGATCGCCGCCAGTGTTGAGTTCTTCGCTGCTAATTCCGGTTGTGGAATTGTTAGCAACTCTGACTTCGAATTCCGGCACGATCTGTTCATCCGGATTGAAGGTTGACACCTGATTACGAATCACAACAGCCTTGATAGATCTGGCCGTCGCTGGTGCCCCGAACCGATGCGGATGGTACGTGACTGTCTCAGCGAAGTGATCGCTGTTGAGAAACACACCAGCCGCATCAGTTACGATCCGGTCTGCCAGGCTCATGCTCGTTTGGCCGTGATCTTGACGTAGTCAACAGTCACTGCGTCAGCGTTCGTGTTTGCGGCCTTTTGGATTTGGATGAACGGCTGAAGCCCGCTCGTATATCCAGCCATTGTGAACGTGGTTGACCGAGCAACGCGGTTGCCATCAATGTAAAACTTGATGTCAGACTTGTTGCTGAAGTCGATCACGAACCGCTTGAACACGGTGGCCAGTGCTGTCGCTGACGAGACTGGAGCTGTGTCCGTTACGTTGTCGTCTGTCTCAACCGTGACGTCAGTCGTGCTGGTTGACCCGGTCATCTTAAACAACGCCAGAGCAGTCATCGCCGTTGGGTCATCATTGCGAGCAGATGCCAGCCCAAAACTAATGATCGTTCCGGTTGTGCATCCTGTCACCTTAACGCGAAACTCTGCACAAAGCAGATCGTCGATATCGAAGCTAAGGGCGTCGCCGTGAGCGAGGCAAACATTCTCAACTTCTGATGTCGCGGCCAGTGTTAGCACTGCATTGGATGCGTTGCGTACATAGGTCGGAGTACCGGCGGAAGAGGTGTCAACAACAAGCCACGGGGTTGCTGGGTCTGCTGAAACTGGAAGCGTTGCTGACGTTCCGAAGAAGTCGTCAACGTACTCTTGGAAGTCCTGAATACCTGCCATCTGAATTACCTTTCAAAACGGATCATCGCATTCCGCTACCGTTGGAAATGCTCAAAGAACGGCGGACCACATGGCCCGCCGTATTTCATCAGTCAGGCGATCACGCCCCGTTGTGCTTGTACAGACCACGGAAGTCGATTGGAGCAACTCCAAATGTCTGCCGAACCTTGTACTTGTAGACGTCCTTGTCGAAGTCCCATTCGTTTTCAAGAACTGGAGACTGTTCGCCTTCGA